AAGGTGGGTTTATCGCGCTAGAATCAGATGAGCTAATGGACAGCGATTATATGCCCCCTAGAAAAGAATATTACTAATGGCAACAGAGCAGGAAAAAACAGACAAAGAACTATTAGGTGCCTTTCTCCGACAGAGAGGTTCCCTGGTCCGTCGTCCACGGCCCTATAAACAAATACCCAAAAAAGGACTGGGAGGACTCATCCCAAATTACAAAGCTAATTTGCGAAGACCCTGAAAGTTCTATAAACTGATATAGTATAAATCTGGAGAGAAAAAATGGCGAAAGCACCTAAAATCATTAAAGGCCTAGATATAAAAGACCAAGGCTTTGTTCCTTATGCAAAAACCAAAGAAATGAAAACCACCAAAGGGCCACAGCCCGGTGCCGGAAAAGGTAAGTCCAGAGGCGGCGGAGCGGCTGAAAGAGGCATTAAGTTTACGGGCGTTTTTTAAAAAACTAAATGGCGTTCGAGGAAATTAATAAACCGACTAACATTGATCGGGTCACAGACCTGATTGATTTGGATATTGAAGCAGGACAAGAGGTTGAAATTGACTCCCCCGTCCCGGAAAACGGCGATGTAGAGGTTAATTTTGGTCAAGACGGCAGTGCCGTTCTTGACTATATGCCCGATGAAATGAACGTCGAGGACACCATTCCTTTTAACGCCAACCTGGCTGATTACATGGATGAATCCGAACTTGGAGCAGTCGCTGCCCAGTTGCTCGGTGATTTTGAAGAAGACCGTATGAGTCGGGACGAATGGGAAGACGCTTATGTTAAAGGACTGGATCTTCTCGGGTTTAGATACGAAGACCGTGATCGACCGTTCCCTGGTGCAAGTGGCGTAACCCACCCATTATTAGCAGAATCCGTTACTCAATTTCAAGCTCAAGCCTTTAAAGAACTACTACCCGCTCAAGGACCGGTAAAAACCGAGGTCCTCGGTCTAGCGACTCCTGAAATAGAAGCTCAAGCTGATCGTGTGCGTGAGTTTATGAACTACGAGATTACAACGGTCATGGAAGAATACACGCCGGAAATGGATCAATTGTTGTTCTATTTACCGCTTGCCGGATCAGCGTTTAAGAAAGTTTATTATGACACCAGTCTTCAACGGGCCGTGAGCCGTTTTGTTCCGGTCGAAGATTTAGTGGTGCCGTACGCGGCCAGCGATTTGGGAACCTGCACAAGAATCACCCACATTGTAAAGATGACCTACAACGAAATCCGCAATCAACAATTGTCCGGATTTTATAGAGACATTGAAATTACTCCAACCTACATCACCACCCAAACCACCACCCAAGATAAGGTAGAAGAACTAGAAGGCATTAGCGGTTCGGGCAATGACATGATGTATGAACTTCTGGAGTTTCATGTGGCCATGGAACTGGTCGGCTTTGAAGACCCCGATGGGCTACATCTACCGTTTATTATTACTATTGATAGAACCTCAAGTCAGGTTTTATCCATTCGACGTAACTATTATGAAGACGACGCACAAAAAAAGAAAATCCCTTATTTTGTACACTACAAGTTTCTCCCAGGACTGGGTTTCTACGGCTTTGGTTTAATTCACATGATCGGGGGACTCTCCAGAACCGCAACAGCGGCCCTCAGACAACTCATAGACGCAGGAACCCTGGCCAATCTCCCCGCTGGTTTTAAAGCCAGAGGCATAAGAATAAGAGATGACGAAACACCATTACAGCCCGGAGAATTTAGAGACGTAGACGCACCCGGCGGAGCTTTAAAAGATGCACTGATGCCGCTACCTTATAAGGAACCAAGCGCTACTTTATTTCAATTAATGGGTTTTTGTGTTGAAGCCGGACAACGCTTTGCCGCTGTGACCGACATGCAAGTGGGTGAGGGCAATGAACAGGCGGCTGTTGGTACCACTTTGGCACTTCTTGAACAGGGGACCAAGGTCATGTCCGCGGTCCACAAACGATTGCACTATGCCCAAAAAACAGAATTTAGAATATTAGCCAGAGTGTTCTCAGAGTTCCTTCCACCAGAGTATCCTTATCAGGTTGTTGGTGGAGACCAAATGATCAAGCAACAAGACTTTGACGGTCGTATTGATGTTATTCCGGTTTCTGATCCAAACTTTTTCTCTTTTGCCCAACGAATTTCTTTGGCACAACAAGAACTGCAACTGGTGCAAAGCAACCCGGACATACACAATATTAAAGAAGCCTATCGTCGAATGTACACGGCCCTTGGTTCACAGAACATTGAAACGCTACTCTTACCTGATCCACCGCCACCACAACCGACAAGTCCGGCACTGGAAAATGCAGCAGCTTTGATGGGTGCCCCTTTGCAGGCGTTCCCGGATCAGGACCACGATGCCCACATTGAATCGCACATCACGTTTTTAGAAAACCCGATGGCGTCTATGAATCCTCCTGTAGCCACCTCTTTACTAACAGATATTCTTCAACACGTTGCTTTTAAAGCAGAGGAGATAGCCGAACAACAGTTACAACAAATGGCGCAACAAGACCCGCAATTACAGCAACAACTGATGCAAGAGCAACAGATGATGCAGCAACAACAAATGATGGCTCAACAAGGCGGGATGCCACCACAACCTATGCCGCCTAACCCTGTAAGAGAACAAATTAAAGCCCAAACGGAAGCTAATCTACTCGAAGAACTTATGCCAAGGGTTAATGAAGTAATGGACCTTCCTCAAGACAACGAAGGTGTCTTGGAATTGAAACAAAAAGAACTTATGATAAGATCACAAGAGAACGAAGACGATAAACGTATCGCTGAAGACAAATTAGCTCTTGAGCGAGAAAAGATGGAAGTACGGGAAGAAACCGACGAAGAGAAGATGCGAAGTCAGGAAGACATCGCAGCGCTCAGAGCCTCTATCTCCCGTGAAAAAATGGAACAAACTAAAAACAAAGGAAAATAATGCCGCCAGGAGACAAAAATAATCCTTTTGACGATCCGTTATATGATCCGCCTAAAGAGGATAAAGACAAGCAGACAACCCCAAAAATATCTTTAGGGGAACAAATTGCCCAATACCTTGTTTCAGGTAGTAATCCTGAGTACAGAGAAGATTATGATATTGATAAAGATGGCAAGCTATCAACGCTAGATCTTGTTTGGCAAAAACAAATAGAAGCAGGGTTAAGGGACCCAGACACTTTAGAGGGCATACCACAAGGACAACCGGATTCAACTACTCCAACTACTCCAACGGAAACGTTTTTAAATCCAGACGGTACCTTAAAAGAAGAATATTTAAAACAAGTCACGGAGCAAATGGGGGAATCCCCTTATTTTCAATCCCTTATGGGAGAACAGCCCGATTTAAGCGGCTACGCTCAAACAGCAGATGTAGACGCAGCTATTGAAGCGGCGCTTGCCGGACAAGAGGGACCCGATTTAAGCGGGTACGCTCAACAGGGAGATGTAAAATCAGCCATTGAAGCGGCGCTTGCTGGACAAACGGGACCCGATTTAAGCGGCTACGCTGAACAGGGGGACATAGAGAAAGCCATTGAAGCAGCGCTTGCCGGACAAGGGGGACCCGATCTAAGCGGCTACGCTCAATCCGGGGACATCCAAGATATGATCGACGCAGCGCTTACCGGACAAGCGGGACCCGATCTAAGCGGCTACGCTCAAACAGGAGATATGAACACAGCCATAGCAGCGGCCATGCAGGATTTTAATATAGATGATCAAATAGGCGACGCCATGAAACTATGGGGAGAGGATTTCATGCCTAACACGGACCTGAGTCAGTATATGACGGCAGACGTGGTTCAACAGATGATTGATGACGGACTTGCTAACGGCATGAGCGCGGAAGCCGTACTAAAAATGATTGAGGAATATGGCGGTCCTATGGACCCGGCCGAAATACAACGGATGATCGCAGACTCACAGGCGTCTCTTGAGGCTCTAGGTGGACTAACCGAATCTCAAATACAACAGATGATTACTGAGGGTCTGGCTAATGGAATGAGTCCGGAAGACATACAGACTATGATTAATGATGCCACAGGCGGAACCCTAACCCCAGAAGATATACAGACTATGATCACGGATGCACAAGCGTCTCTTGAATCTTTGGGCGGACTAACCCAAGAACAGATACAGACCATGATTACTGAGGGTCTGGCTAATGGAATGAGCCCGGAAGACATACAAACCATGATTGATGACGCCACAGGCGGAACTCTAACCCCAGAAGAAATACAAACTCTGATAGCTGAGGCACAGGCGTCTCTTGAATCTTTGGGCGGACTAACCGAAGCTGAAATACAGGCTATGATTACTGAGGGTCTGGCTAATGGATTGACCGCAGAAGAAATACAAGCGCTGATTGCCGACGCCACAGGCGGAGCCTTAGACGAAGCCACTATTCAGCAGTTAATAGATGCTGCAATCGCCGCCTCTCAAACAGGAGAGACAGGCATAGAGGGAATGTCTCAGGAAGATATTCAAGCGCTATTGGACTCAGGTTATATGACAGTGGATCAAATCAATTCTTTACTAGGGGAATCAGGGAGTAGGATTGATGCCCTTACAAGCCAATTAGAAGGCGCTGGATACTTAGGACAAGAAGGCGTTGACTCTTCAGTACAAGCGGCATTGGACGCTGCTTTAGGTGAAGGCGGATCAATTAACTCTGCAATAGCCTCAGCTCTGCAAGGGGCTGGTGGCGGCCAAACAACACCCCCTGACGATCCTGTAGACACAGGCATGAATTTTACACAACCCTATACTCCTGGGAATTTTCCAACAAACCCTTATGGAGACGTAAACCCTTATCAACTAATGTACGGACAGTTTGCCGGAACCACTCCTTATAGTGCTGGATCAACAACGGGTGCAGAAACGCAAACAGGGCTAGGGACACTAAACCTTGGAGACCCTGCACAATACAATTTTGATATACCCACAACACT